ATGCGCCGTTTCTTGGGCACCTCATGAGGATCTGCCTCGTGTCCCTTTTCGACATCTTCATCGAATTCAGGATCACCCGGCTTTAGCACGATCTGGTCATACGGATGACCAGTTACTACGGCATGTGCCTTCTCGTCATCACCGTTGCTTACAGCGGACTTTTCCTCACCGTCAGACTCTTCCGCCTCTTTGGCATCGACACCGTGCCACGGACATTTCTCCATGTCCTTACAGTCCTCTTCGGAATGGTCAGCCTCACTGAGACCCTTTTCCTCAGCGCCTTCTTCCTCGGCATCTTCTTCAGCGTCGGCAGGCTCTTCCGTCTCGTCGGTGGACTCCTCCTCCTTGTCCTCTTCGTTCTCTTCGGACTTCTCCTCAGCCTCTTCTTTCAACGCTGAGGCAATATCTTCCAACGCGGCGATCTGGTCCTCAAGGGACTTTTCATCGACAGTTTCAGACTGCTCGTCTTTAACTTCTTCTGACATTTTTAACTCCTTAGGACTGGGTCTCGCTGACCAACCATTTGACACTGGACAGAGCCTTACTCATCGCCTGAACAACGCTCAACTTCGTTTGCTCATCCCGCGGCAGCAAAACCTCAAGAGTTTTGATACCAGCAGCAAACGCTTCAGGAGTGGGGAACCTCACAGGGATACCCGCTCCAACCAATGCCTCAACGACATCAGCGATCTCATCTTCCGTTTCACACTCAAAAGGAAGACTTTCAGAAAATTCTTTATACGAACCTGAAACCAATACCTTTTCCTCAACCGGTTTCTTCTGTTCTAGAGGACCCTCGGAAGGCATCACATCAGTAACAATGCTTTGAAGAATGTCAATAGCCTGAGAAATCTTTTCAACATTGCGAGTGGTCACGGCACGAACACCCTTGGTGTCACCACCACCGCAGGAACCACAGGAGCCGCCACATTCGCAACCGCCCGCTTTGGTTTCCTCGTCTAGAACTCGGACGAACGTTTCCAAAACTGCCTGCTTCGGCTGAGAGAACATGAACTCCGAATTGCCCTCATCGAAGTGGTAACGAACCACCCACGCCTCGCCTTCCCCCTTGGTCACCACAGCCCGGGTGTCATCAAAATCCCACAACTTGGCTTCCTGATCAAACGTGGCCTTGACTGCTGTCTCTAGCGAGGCAGCCAGATCAGCGATTTCCGTAGGTTCCGGCTCTTCCATATCAAAAACGGTTTTAACAGCACACAGTTCCCCATCGGTACCACAGTCGTCGTTGTCTTTAACGGACAGCGTGCCAGTCAACTGATTTGCTCCGTGGAGCACAGGTGAAACCTCATACAGTTCCACCTCTTTTAGAACATTTGCCTGATGGGTGGGGTCGTAGTCGGCTTCAATCGTCTTATAGCCGATACTCCACTCTTGTTCTTCACCGAAGAAAGCAACATTGGCAAATGCCTCTTTTCCTCGTTCGGAATTCATGTTGAACTGAACCTTCGCAAACAGGCCGCCGACACCGGCATCAAACATTTTCTGAGGTAGCCGTCGGTCCTTGGGTGCGACTTCGTAAATATCCAGAACTTTGCCAATCGGCTCATTCCAGTTGTGTCCCCATACCACCCGTGGCTTGCGGCGCTTCAGGGAACTATCAAAAGCACCCGGAATAATAATGTCACCAACAGAATCTTTATTGCCGATAGCAGCAACAAAGCACTCAACGATGCCCTTTGCCTGATCAATATTGATCTGACCAGCACGGGCTTTAAATCGGATTTCTGCATTTTCAGTGAAAGTTAGAGTTGACATGGGACCCTCACGGTTCAGACTGCGAGAAGTGTACACCCAACCATAAGCCCATGCTGGAGAGTTTACTAAAACATCTTTTAGTAAACTATCGCTCTCCGAATTTCAACAAACAACGGCAATTTATGACCAAATGTGGTGGTGCCAATGGATCACCGGGGAACCTCAAGACATCACTCCCCGCCTTAAACCCATCAGCCAAAGGAATCGTTCTACCCTGCAATGCAGCATGGGCCGCCCGAACCTTCCGATCCTTTCTCGTCACCCAAGTTTTCGTAGCCGCCCCTGCTCGTTTGCCACCAAAAAACAGTCCAGCGTTATAAGCGCCCGTACTCTCAACTTCCGCTATGTCCACAAGTCGCTTGGTCAACAACGCAGCGAATACCGCACCAACCGCCGTTGAAAGCATCGCCACCTTTGCGGGCATCGGCGCTTCGTCTCCATCGTCTCCCAACAATAGGGTCGCCAATACGATGGCTCCTCCTAGTTCCTTTTTCGTAGTCTCATTCACATGCTCAGCGCGTATGAGTTGAGACTCAATGTATTCCTGAACTTCCTCCTCCCCCATGTCCACCTTCTCATCCGACTCCCGCAAAGCAGTGGTAGACGCCTCGGCCATCGCCCCCACAATCACCGGGGCAAGATCCTCACGAAGTTGTTTATTCCATATGTCTGTGTCGAAAATTTGTTCAACTTTCAATTCACCACTCGATAAAGATCGTTTTGTCTTCGCTCCTGAAACCTTTTCAGTGATGACTCGTTCCTGTCGCTCAAAATAACGTTCCAAGGATCGCTTAAAGATCGCTTCCCACCTATCAATATCCTGAAACGCCTTGGTCTCCCATTCTCCGTTGAGGTCAAATCTCTTGAACTCAAAATCTTCCACCCCTTTGGGCATCGGAAACGCTCCCGGTGGAAGTTCTGCGATTGCAGGCTCCGATACCGGCTCGGCTGCCGGAACTGCAACCCCCTCAGGTGGCATACCCTCAAGCGGCATACCCTCAGGCGGCATACCCTCAGGCGGCATGCCCATCGGCATCCCCGGCATCCCCTGTGGCATTGCTTCTTCCTTAGGCATCGGCTCTTCGGTGTTCCCAATAGGTGCAAGTTGCGGACTGGCCAACATCGAATCGGCCAAAAAGGCATCAACCTTGTCCCTGCCCGTGATCTCCCGATACTCGTTGGGAGTTATCATCCCCATCTGGGCTTCTTGAAGGTAGTGACGCTCCTTCTCTTGCTTCGCTAGTTCAAGTACCGGAACAGATCTAGTATCAAATGTGACATAGAATTTTTCGTCTAGTACGTCAAGCCCACGAGAAAGCAATTCAAGATGGGGATTCATCGTTTCATTCCAAAAAACCTTCCCCTCTTCAGAAGCATTTGAAAAGGTTCGGCCTGCCGCGTTGCCAATCACCGATTCGGGAACACCGAAAGCAGCAAGAATCTCATCCTTGGTTACTTGTCGCAACGATTCGTAGGCTGCTTCTCGGGGGCTGGCGGCCGTATCAACAAAATCTGCTCCATCATCGGAAGAGATAACACCGATTCCACCAGTCCTAGAAAGATTCCCCCTGAACCGCGCTTGGAGTTCTTGTTTGTCGTCATCATCAATCATTCCTCTCAATACAAGCAACCCACCCGGACGGCCGTCATTCAATAGGAAGTTCCTGTTGTACAACTTGGCTAAGTGTTCTACTTCAATCGCAACCCCAGCCGACTCCATCGGGGTCATCGATAGATACGGATCCAAAGGATGCGGACGCCGAATCCAAATAACATTCTTTGGATTTAGACGCTGCTTCTTCCCATTAGGAAGTTCAACCTCAAAGGCCGCTACGAATTTCTTCTCATCCGGAATTGGAGCCGTACTCTGAGGAGGTAGCAGGTGCAGGGCCTTGGGCTGCCCGCCTCTAGCCCGAACAATCTCAATAAACACCCCACGGGTGCTCATCAACAACTGAGCAGAAACCCGATACCTGAAAGCAAACGCGCTCTCACCGTCATTCGACCGTTGATTCAACAACGTGGCCAAGTCTTCATTTTCCTCATCGCGTGGAACCCTCTCACCGAAAGGTGAGTTATCTCGTAAGAAGGCAACAGGCAAGCGTGCTTGATTACTAGAGATAGCGTCAATAGCACGATAGACCCAAGTAACCTTGGCTAAACCCTCCCGATAAGCGCGCTCAATATCCCAACCATCGGAATAAGGTTTACCGACTAAACCAGCGTTGTACGCTATGGGAGCGCCTATGGAGATAGACTTCCCATCAGTGAGTCTTACCGATTTATCGCTGGAGTTCCACGCCATGTTTATTCAGACCCCAAAAGATAGCCATAGAAGCCTAGGGCAACCCCGAAGCCGGTGATGCCTAAGCCTGTGTCGAATTTACCTAAACCTATTCCCAATAGTATTACAGAGGCAACCATACAGAGATGAGCAATGTTAGAACGATTGAATAGGCTTTTGAAGTCAAACAAGTTTAATTCCTGTCGCTATCAACTCGGACGCCGAGAGTGTATCTCATTATGAAAGACTGGTCAGACATCTATGAGTTCCTCCAACCCAAGGAACCTCTATTCTGTCCTGAGAAACCATCGCTGACACAAAAGACATATCTCCGGTGTTCAGACATGGAGGCTCTTTTCGGTGGAGCCGCCGGAGGAGGCAAATCCTCTGCCCTGCTGATGGCTGCCCTCCAATATGTAGACGTACCCAACTACTCCGCGATTCTCTTCAGGCGCACTTACGCCGACCTCGCCCTACCGGGCGCGCTTATGGACCGTTTCCTTTCTTGGACTAAAGAATACGACGAAGTTCACTGGAATGGCTCCACCTATGTCGCCACTTTTCCATCCGGAGCACGAGTCACTTTCGGATACCTCAACAATCAAAACGACTACCTGCGATACAAGTCCAGCGAATTCCAGATGATCGGCATGGATGAGGTTACCGAACTACGCGAATTCGACTATCGCTACATGTTCAGCCGTCTGCGTAAACCCAACAGCGGACCGCTATCTCAGGTCCCCCTGCGAATGCGATGCGCCTCTAACCCGGCACCCAATTGGGTTCGACAAAGATTCATCGTGGAGGGATCTGACCACGACCGAATCTTCGTCCCTAGTTTCTTGGACGATAACCCCGGCATCGATCCAGAGTCATACCGCCGCGCCCTACAGGAAATCGACCCCATCGAACGCCAGCGATTGGAAAACGGCGACTGGTGGGCGGTCTCCTCGGGAAGCCTCTTCGACCGAGAGTCTTTCATCGTCATCGAACCCACCGACCTCCCAGATTTCAAACAGCCAGAATATATTCGCTTCTGGGATCTGGCCTCCACCGAACCGTCCAACGTCACGCCCGACCCCGACTGGACCGTGGGGATTCTCGGAGTGTTCGATCAGGGCGTGTTCTACGTCATCGACGTACAGCGCATCCGCGGCAAAGGCGACAAGGTGGAGCGTCTTATTTCTGAAACCGCACAAACAGACGGTGCCCATGTCGCCATCAGGATGGAGCAAGAGCCGGGCAGCAGCGGCAAAAATCTAGTTGACCAGTACGCCCGCTACGTTCTTCCCGGCTGCAATTTCCTCGGGATCAGATCCACCGGTGACAAGGTGACCCGAGCCAAGCCATTCGCCGCCGCCCTCGCCAACGGCAACGTCCGACTGGTCCGCGGCCCGTGGATTTCCGACTATCTGGACGAAATGGCGACATTCCCAGAGTCCTCGTGGCACGACGATCAGGTCGATGCCACCACTGGGTGCTTCACGGAAGCCGCCGGTTTGGGGTATGGCCAGCGAAAAAGAGTACAAATCATCGTCTGATCCTTGACTGTCCGTTCGACGCGCGGGTATGGTCAGCGCTCCGGCCTACCGGCGTCGCCTGACCAGCGTCGTTCGCCCGTTAGAGGGGCTGGGATCCCTCATGCCCTGTGGTGGGGCACTGAACTGCGCTTTGTGGTGGAGTCCGGCAGCGACCAGCACCATTACCAGAACGAAATCGGACGAAGCGTGGATGCCCGCTGACCGACCCGCTTCTGTTCAGAGCGCAAGGTGCCATTTGCGACAGTCCGACTGTGACCGGAGTAAATCTTGGCTCTCCGTTTGGAGGGCCAAGAACTCCTGCCCTCCTGCTCCCAGAGTAACGATTTCTTCTTTCATTCGTTACTCTTACTTTTAATTAGGTTATTAATTAATTACGAAAATCGAACGTTTGTTCGGGAGGGTTGTCTTTGTCGCAGAGGTTTGGTATCCTCGTCGCGTACTACTACTAAGGAGGAGACATGGGACTCCAAGAAGACCTGCAAGCCTCGCTGGACAAACTGGATGAGGCTATCCACCACGAGCGTAGCGCCGACGATCCTGAACGAACGATGCGACTCATTTTTCTTGGGTTCATAATTGGCGAGGCCAAGAAAACTATCGCCTCGTTACAGAAAGAGGCGACAGACATACTGTTGAAGTCCGATTGGGACCGCAGCCCCTTTCAGAATCAGCATTTTTCTATGGAAACCAAAACCGGGCAGCCGCGCAAAAAGTGGGACCATGACACTTTGGCAACACTGGTCGCTAAAAGGATCTCTGACAGCGCCATTGATATGGATACCGGTGAAGTTCTAAAGAGTACCCAACAGATGATCAAGGAACTACTTGAGTATGCAGCACCCTCTTATTGGAGGGTTGGGGCATTGAAGGAACTTGGTATTGACCCGGACGATTTTTGCGATGTTGGAGAACCACTAACCAACCTTATTTATAGGAGTAATAA